CCCACGGTGGGGACCCTTCTTTAAACACATGAGAACCCGAACGAGAACGACGAGAATAAACGATCGCATTATCGCGGTGCAACCACAGATCAATACTGGAACTCTTCAGCAGGTAACACCTGGTGTTGTTGGTTCCTCATTGTTCCGGGGTATGCCCTCGCAATGGAAGACCGTTCCCGTCGAGTATCCGGCGTTCATCCAAGAGCAGTACTGCTACGACACCGACACCATTGTCGATGAGCAGACTCCTGGTCGAGGTATTAAGAACTGTTCTCATGTGAAGTTTAAGACCTTCCGCGCTGAACGTGTTCCCGTAGCTTGCTACGCGAACACCACGCGGTTGTCTTGGGCGTATGGTGGTCAGCAGGTAATCGTGCCTTATGTGCGCAGTACGGACACTCTTGTTCCGGCTCACGCTATTTGGGCAGCTTGTGATGGGCCCATTGGGTCACCCATCATATCTCGTGTAAACGAGGATACCTCACCGAGTCAGCTGGGTCTATCGGATCCGCCTGACATGCTGGCAAAGGTTCCGTCCGTACTTGTACGGAAGATGGAACAAGTTCATCTCTCTACAATGGCCATCGAGGCACGGGAACTCCCGGCTCTTTGGTCGTTGTTTACTAAGAGAGGTGCGATTGCCGCTGGGTTGAACACTCTTCGCAACTTGCGCCGTGGGACTCCAAAAGAGACCCTCCGTCGGTTGCTGAAAGAGTATCGTGAAACTCAGCTTGGTATGTCCTATGGGCTGTTTCCGACAGTCAATGACCTCCAAGCCTTGAATCGCGAGATTCTCGGCAAAGGGATCAGAGATAAACCGTATACCGTCACTGCGACGATACGCGGTCGTGCGGAACGCGATAAGCTTCACACATTCGTAATAAATAGTTACGAGATCCATTCGGCCGCCCGGATGGAACATTGTGAAGTAATGCGTGTAGATGGCGCTCATGCAACCTGTCTTCGGCCAAAGCCGTTGACTAAGTTCTTTAGAGACGCCGAATCATTCATAGACTCGCTCGTCGGAGTGAATCCGATGGGGCTTGCGTGGGAAGTAATTCCTTTCGCGTTTATGGTTGACTACGTAATGTCGATTGACGACTTACTAGACACGCTCTGGCTTAATAGTCAGACGCAATATCAGGTCGGTTTTTGGTCATCGACCAAACGTCTATATCGTCGCACTTGTAACGGCCGTTTCTACGTCGACTGCACTGGGTATTACCCGGAGCAGCCAACGTGGCAGACTCAAGTTATTCGCGACTTGTCTTGTGAGAAGTCCTGGTACTCCAGGCTTCGTAGGGCAGCTCCGAGTCCCCTAAACTCATTGTCATCACGCCTAAATCCGAGGAATTTATTCCTCAGTGCGTTGGTGGCTCTCGGCTTCGCCAAGTAAGTTACTTGGTATCAGTTAACAGAAATCCTCATGAACGACACCCAAACCATCAAACCGATCGTCGCTTCGACGTTCGATGCAGCTAACTTCGGCACTGGCCGCGCTTTTTCGCGCGTTGCCTCTGCTGATGCGAAGGTCTATCGCCGTGCGAACTCTGCCATTGGCAGTCTGTCGCCGACGACCCTCCGTATTGCTCATCAGCCCCGTAAGGGGACGAATACTGTTCAGCGCACGTTGTGTGCTGTTGACCAGTTGCTTACGCGTGTTGATGCTCTCGGTAATCCGATTAGCACCACATCGTTTAAGGCAGCTCTTCAAGCGGACCTCCCTCAGGATGTCTCGCTTGCTGAGTTTCGTGCAGCTGTTGATCTCCTCGTTGGATTCCTCACGGAAAACGACGGGGCGAACATCACTGCTCTGTACGCCGGCGAGTACTAACCCGTTAGGGCTTGGTACTACTCCGGTGGGGGTTTGATACCATATAATCTCTCACGGTCGGTATATCCGGCCGTGGGAGCAAAAGGTATCTGTCGTTACTAAGGTTACGTGTATCGTAGGGCAACCATATGAATACTGACTATACAGTTCACATGTTCAGGTGCCTGTGCCTGGACCTCGGAATGAAGTACATCGAAAAAGACATCGATGCACACAAGTTAGGGCAGCTTCGAAATGAGCTGTTGCTACTTGCCGAAGGCGCGTTTACTCCGCTTGATAGCGTTCAACTCTGGTTGGATAAGTTTAATCCTTTGTTTGGTGTTAAATACACTGATCGGGAACTTGTTCTTCCTGGAGTATTCCGGAATGTATATCAGGTGCTAAGTGCGCCGTTAAAGATAAGGCTACAACATAGCAAAGACCAAGAGAACAAATACTATGAGCGCTTCTCCGAAAATGAGAAGGCTTGCAAAGCGTGGCGCGTTGACCCTAAAGGGAATATTACTCGTCTCGCTCGCTGGCTTACTCGCAGAACCTTCGGAAGTGTTGACTTGTCTAGCGAAAATATCGCTGGCCGTTGTCGACATGGTCCGGGAGCTGTTCGGGACCGCGAAGTAGGGTCCGACAAGAACTTCTTGTCTCATCCTGCCAAGCAGTTGACAGATAGGTACGGTTATGGAGTCTTCTTCGCGAATGATTCCTTTCTGTATGACTATTCAGTTGCGCAGCCGTATGATAGAGCTGAACGCTTTATTATATCCCGTCTAAGCCTCGTTCCCAAAGACTACAAGGGACCACGCGGTGTTTTCATCTCCCCAAAAGAGGCAGTTTTCTGCCAACTCGGGATTGATGATATCCTACGTGAGACCGTGCAGCAATCGTGGATGGGCCTATGCTGGGCGACAAATTCGCAAGCTCCCTCACAGGAGCTAGCGCTGGAGTCGAGCCTAGATCGTAGATACGCGACGCTAGATCTCAGTGATGCTAGTGATCGCATACCGCTATCATTAATAGCGTACTTGTTCCACAGGAGAGATTACCTCTCCTTAGCGGCCTCTCGACCATGCTTCGTGGAGACACCTTCAGGGTGTCAGAAACTAGGTATGTTCGCTCCGATGGGTGACGGGAAAACGTTCCCGATTCTGTCTATCGTGACCGTAATATTGACTGTATGTTCAATCCTTGATCATATGGGATATACTGCGGCGCGGCCTCCTTGTATGGAGGTCGTGACTAGGGTTGCGAAAACCGTTAGAGTGTTCGGTGACGATATAATTATCTTATCCGAGCACTTCACGCGGGTGTGTCAGGGCCTTGAGCTTCATAACCTCAAGGTCAATGTTCGTAAGTCGTTCGTACACGGTTTCTTCCGTGAGAGCTGCGGCATGGATGCCTACTACGGCACCTGTGTCACGCCCTTTAGGATGAGATGTGAAATTAGCACTGATGACGAGTCTCTACAAGAGATGATAGCGATGCATAATCGCCTCGTTTTGTGCTATGCCCACTGTGAGCGAACGATTGGATTCCTACGCAGTCACATTGAATGCAACTGGCCGACAGTCGGTCGTACCGCAAGGTGCGATATTCAACCGTACTGTCTTCAGTTCACGGGCGCCCCGCGCAGAATGCGCAGTGTCATCCGTGAGCGCTTTAACACCGACTTACAGGTGTTCGAGCACAGGATCCTGGTTCCGGTTGGGGTAGCAGAGTACCCCTCCGCATTAGATCCCTGGTGGGATCTCAACTACTGGTTATTAACGGCCGGCTGTGACCGTCACTCTAGCGATAGCGCTAGTGCTGTGACTTCGCACCCCTCAAGGGCGCGTGTCATATCGACGGGATCACCGACAGCATTACTCGTTTTCAACGAGTACGCCGCATTAATCGGTATCCGAACCATGCGAGTC